GCTGTGTTGAAACTGATCCAACACATACCAGCCAGGCAAGTGCACCAAGGGCAGGTGCGCCGACACAATTCGGGCATCTATGTCACAGACATTCCACAAGACATTGCTAATGGCTGTGCAGCCATAGATTACGAATCAGCAGAACAACGTGGATATTTTAAAATAGATCTGTTGAACATGACAGTGTACAAATTGGTCCGTGATCCTGCGCATTATCGGCAGATGCTTGACGCTACCCCGCCATGGTCAAGACTGTGGCAAGATCAAGCTTGGGCTTCTCGACTGGTGCACATTGGAAACTACACTGATTTGCTACGCACCATGAAGCCTGATTCAATACCTAGAATGGCTGCGTTTATCAGTATCATACGTCCGGGCAAAGCACACTTGCAAAATCGCTCTTGGGCCGAAGTGTTTGCGTCAGTATGGGATGGTGATGACAGTAGGGGCTATACTTTTAAAAAGTCACATGCAGTAAGTTATGCAGCCTTGGTAGCTCTGCACATGAACTTAATCCATACGTCTAACCAGGGTAATTGATTTGCGTTTGCCTTTTTTGCGGGCTATGTCCTGTAAACTGCAAATTGGGCCATGTAAGATTTCAAGATCTTTGTTGCTGAATGTGCGCAAAGTCCAACGGAATTTGTCCCAATCTGCTCGCAAGAAAATGTTGATGGGTATGCTACGATTGCTTTCCCACCACCAAGTACCAGCCAGTTCTAAAAATTCCAGTTTGTCATCTTGATTAATGATGGCACCAAAATCGTAGATAGTTGTAATTGTTTCGTCGCGATTTTGCACTATTCCCACATACTCTGCGTTGGCGTACACGCAGAGGGTGATAAAGGGATATTTTTCCGCCAGCTTATCGAAGATTGTATTGCCCATAAATACTTGTTGAGGCTCCTATGTATTCAACCACTGCGTACTTATATCAACAAATAACCCGGGTACTTTTGATAGACACCAGCGGTGGGTATTTCACAGCGAGGTATGATCCAGTGTACGCAAAAACTTTAACCATAAACAAGGGCGTGGACAACGTCCTATTGTTTGAATTTATCAATCAAGAAGAAAAACCTGTAAACATCACAGGATCAACATTTGTGTTTCGTTTGTTGAATCAAACTGGCGACCGACTGTTGCTAGAAAAAGAAATGACTACATTGAGTGCACCCTTGGGGCGTGTCAAAGTGGTTTTAGACACACAAGATACTATTAATTTTGTGGCACAGCCTGCCAGCTACAGCATACAGCGTACTTCGGGTGATTACGTGCAGGCAGTGTATGTCAACGCAAACTCACAGGCCCGAGCCAACTGTGACATTGCTGACAGCGTGTTTCCTACTTTTGTACCCAGTGCAGAACTGACCATACCCACAATTTATGGCAAAGCACAGCAACTGACACCAGGACCAACCAACTGGCCTGACTGGGCATTGCAGCCGCCGCCAGTCAACACCACACAGCTTACAGAATTTTACAGCAGTTTTATTGAAACCAATGGCACAGCACTGACCACGGTGAAAATGGATCTAGATCACTACACCGGAACAATCAAATTTGAAGCTGCACAAAACTATCAATCTGTTTGGTACAACGCATCATCTTCCTATGATTTCTTTGACGAAACCAGCACTCAATATTTTAATATAGTGGGATATCATCCCTTGCTACGTGCAGCCTTTAACAACAGCCAGGGATTTGGCGCACAGGCCACTGCACAAGTTTCGCCCGAAGGAGTGGTAACTGGGATCAGTTTGACCAATCCAGGTCAGGGCTATGCGGCTGCGCCCAAGATTCAAATACTGGGCAACGGCAGTGGTGCCGAAGCAGTGGCCACCATTGGTGCTGATGGCCAAGTGTCAACCATTGTGTTGACTAATGGTGGTTCGGGATATTTGCCAATTCAATATCAAGGCACACAGCAAGCCACAATCATGATCACCACCGGCTACATTACTAATCTCCAATATCGTTGATTGTTGCTGGCATTTATGCTACAATCAATAGATGCTTGATATCCTTGCTTACCTACCTGCTAAAAGAAAGCCCAGCCCACAGGGCTGGTTGAGTTTCAATGCAGTGTGTTGCACTCACAACGGCAACAGTGCAGACAAACGTGGACGTGGCGGTATCAAGGCAACTGAACAGGGCTGGAGTTATCACTGCTTCAACTGTAGTTACACCGCTAGTTTTGTTCTGGGACGCACAGTTAGTTTCAAAGCCAAAAGATTATTGTCATGGATGGGCGTGCCAGACAATGAAATTGAAATGCTCAATCTTGAAAGTCTGCGCCATCGTAGCATACACGGCATACTGGAAGATCGTCAACACACATTCAACGTATTAAGTAGTATTGAGTTTGAAGAAGCAGATGATTTTCCTCCGTTTTGCGAAGTAGTTACTCCAGAGTTTCCGGCATATTGGGATTACATTCGTCGGCGTGGAGTGCCAGAAGACTTTCCCATAATGACTGCAATCAAGACTGATGGTATTCATTGGGTAAGACCGTTTGTACTAGTTCCGTTCACATATGACAACAAGGTGATTGGTTGGACTGCTAGATTCATGGATGACAAACAGCCCAAGTACATCAATCACTCACAGCCGGGCTATGTGTTTGGCACTGACTTGCAACATGCAGATTGGCAACATGTGCTTGTGATGGAAGGTATCTTTGATGCACTGTCAATTGGCGGGCTTGCTGTGATGCACAATACCATCAGTGATGCACAAGCAAGATTGATTCGCAGTCTTGGACGTGAGGTTACAGTGGTGCCAGACCAAGATGTCGCAGGTATAGAACTGATTGACCGTGCTGTGGAACTGGGGTGGGCAGTGAGCATACCTGATTGGCCCGAAGGTTGCAAAGATGTCAACGACGCTGTGATAAAACTAGGTCGACTAGGAGCCTTGCTAACTATTATGGCCGCGAGAGAAACCAGCCGAATCAAAATAGAGATAAGGAAACGTCAACTTGTCAAAAAAATACAATAGACTTTGGGTGTTTGGCGACAGTTACAGTACACCAGATGTTTGCGTTTCCCCACAAGAAAGTTTTTGGGGGTTAACTGCTTCTACGCTGGGTGTTGATACTGTGATTAATTGTAGCAGACCTAAAATAAGTTTTGATAGTGTGTGTCAAATGTTAATAGGTGAACAGCAAAGATACAACTTTGATCAAGACTTTTTTGTCATTGGCCTGCCGCCCTTGGAAAGGATCACTGTATTCGACGATTACAAAGACACGGCACTAGTAAGTTCCGTATTTGATACAAAAACGTGGCAGGCACAGCCCAGTAATGTCGCAAGCCATCATGGATTGGTAAATTTACAGTACAAAGAACTTGATCGATTGTCAGTGTTGATCAGTGATCGTAGTTGGATTGAAACCCAAGTTTTGCGACAGATATTTTTAATAACTCAGTGGTTGGATTCCTGTAACGCTAACTACATTGTTGTAAATCTCAGTAAAAATTTAAATCCAAACAATCACTGGGGACCAAGTCAATACATACTAGATTATTGTGTAGCTCATAACAGGTGTAAATTATTTGATGGCTCTATGTATGACGTTAATTTAAACATTAACCAGCCAGCAGACTATGACAATTTTGGATGGCACGGGCATCACGGACCTGCCGGCAATCGACATTTTTTTGAAACAAGCATAAAGGACAAACTTTGTTAAAAGAATACGGGCTTGACGTACAACGTCTATTTTTAGAAATGATGTTGGAAGATGCACAGAGCTATGTGCGTGTTCAGAACATCTACAACCCGCAGAACTTTGACAAAAGTTTGAGACCTGCGGCTGAGTTCATCAAAGAACATTCAGACAAACACAAGACTCTGCCTGATCGCACACAGATTTCAGCCACAACTGGTATCAAACTACAGGCTGTGCCAGACTTAAACGAAGGACACTTTGACTGGTTCATGGGCGAGTTTGAAGCATTTACTCGACGTCAAGAACTAGAACGTGCTATTTTGAAAGCCGCAGACTTGTTGGAAAAAGGCGAATATGATCCAGTTGAAAAACTCATCAAAGATGCAGTACAGATATCACTCACTAAGGACATGGGCACAGACTACTTTGCTGATCCTAAGAGTCGCATTGAAAAATACTTCAACTCAGGCGGACAAGTAAGCACAGGCTGGCCACAGTTGGACAGATTGCTGTATGGCGGTTTCAGTCGTGGTGAACTTAACATCTTTGCGGGTGGATCAGGCTCGGGCAAGAGCTTGGTAATGATGAACATTGCACTAAACTGGCTACAGCAAGGGCTCAGTGGCGTGTATATCACACTAGAACTGAGTGAAGAACTTACATCATTGCGTACTGATGCTATGTTGACCAATATGTCAACAAAAGATATCCGCAAGGACATAGACACTACAGAGCTCAAGGTCAAGCTGGTGTCCAAGAAGTCCGGCAACTATCAAGTGAAAGGTTTGCCTGCACAATCAAACATCAATGACATCCGTGCTTATTTGAAAGAGTATCAAATTCAAACAGGCAAGCGAGTTGACTTTGTGATGATTGACTACTTGGACTTGCTGATGCCTGTTAGTGCCAAGGTGTCACCCAATGACTTGTTTGTGAAAGACAAGTATGTGAGTGAAGAACTACGCAACTTGGCCAAAGAGCTAGGAATCCTAATGGTAACTGCAAGTCAGTTAAACAGATCCGCTGTGGAAGAAATTGAATTTGATCATTCACACATCTCGGGTGGTATTTCCAAGATCAACACAGCAGATAACGTGTTTGGCATTTTCACAAGCCGAGCAATGAAGGAACGTGGCAAGTACCAAATTCAATGCATGAAGTCACGAAGCTCGACCGGCGTTGGTCAAAAAATCGATTTGGAGTACAACATTGAAACTATGCGCATTACTGATGAAGGCGGGGACGAGGGAACAGGGTACAACCGACCACAAAGTTCCATTATGGATTCAATCAAGGCACGAAGCCAAGTCAAGGCTGCTGACACCCCAGAAGAAAACTCACCACCAAAATGGGAACGTGCAACAGGAACCCCTGCATGGGAGCAGGGGCCTAAAGTAACAGCAGATGTTCAAAGCTCAAAACTAAAACAACTGCTGGGACAGATCAAAAGTAATTAAGCACTAACGCCTTTGATAACAACAAAGTTAATCACAATGGCTTCAGACAAGGGACCAGCTGAAAAGTTAGTGATGCTAATTCTACAACTGCCCGCAGCAATTGCATCAACGTGAGTGTTGTATGCACCGGCTGTGGCACCTGAACTGATGGCAGTAACGACTACATCAGTGGCAGCAATAGTACTGTTGGTAAAAGTAAAGCTAACCTCTGCGGCCGCTGCCAGTGAAGCATTGTTCATGGTAATCTGACCAGATACTTTGTTCAGTGTAACGCCAGTGCTTTTGTTTGTGGCCTGAGTTACTGTGCCGCCAGCACCAGTGCCATATCCTATACCAGCAGTGGGGCTAATGGATTTGATAGATGATGCTGATGTAATTTCATTAGTAAAGTAGTTTAATGGACGATTTAGATCATAGACAGTAATGATTGTTCCGCTATCTGAGGTAGTAAATGCAAATTGATATGTGCCTACTGCGGCAAACGTAATGACTCCGCCAGAATAACCCTGGATACCAGTTGTTCCCAAGGTAACAGCCGCAGGCAATGTCAAAGTGTGCGCTGTGTTGGTAACATTGACAGCTACCTGTAGCATTCCTGCTGTGCCAGAAATAGGCCAGTTAGAAAATCCAAGGCTGATTGAACCGCTGGTGCTGACATACTGGTATTGACCAGCACTGTAATCCAGTGTAATTGAACCAGATGTCGCAGTGTTTTGCACATAAGTCCAACTAACGTCTTCTAATTTTACAGAGTAGATTAACCCATCATTCATGTTGTTGTCAAGCGTGGTGCCTGTGAGTGCGGCTTTGAACACTCCTTTGCTTTGCAGTTCAGTGATTTCATCAGACGCATATTGAAAATTTGTTGATGTGTTGGTGAAATTGTCTCTGAAACCTTGGGTGTTGTTGGGCACACCGGCAACTGGGTAGTTGCCGTCAATGTTATTGGGGTTAATCTGGCTGGTCATAAAATATCCTTGCGTACTATCAATATTTATTGCTAACCCAAATCCGCTAAATAATACAAAGGCCCCCAAGCGATGCAGAAAAAAACACGCAGTATTTTGGAAGAATTGGAATCACTCTATGTAGAGCGTGATCGCCGTCTTTTGATAGAAAACCGAGCCAAGACCTTGATCGAAAACGCTATACGGTTAATGGAACAAATTGACGCAGAGTACACACCTGAACAGTCTGAAAATTTGCAAAGAAAATTACTCAATGCAATCCGCCAACGTGACACCAGTAAGTTTGCTAGATCAGTCAGGAGAACTCATGCAGATTTATGAAATTACCAGTAAAAAAACAGTGACCGAAGCAGCCCCGGGCAGTGTGGGAGCCAAAGCCGGCATAGTGGGCAAAGGATTTATGGGGGCAATTACTCAGAAACTGCTGCCTGGCGCAAACCCCAATACTCCTGGCGGTGGTACAGTTGCCCCTGGGCAACGTGCCAATGCAGCATTTGATGTTAACAGTCCACAGGTTGCATTGTTGGCCACCAAGGCCGAAGCTTCTTGGTTGGAAACACTCAAAGCTGCAATGGCAGCCTCAAGGCCACCAGCACTCAATGCTTCACAGTTAAAAGCACCAGAAGTTGAACAAGACTTGGATGCCAATGTGAGTTCATTGCTGGGATTCAACATCAAGAACATAAATTCTTGGCAGGGCGAGGAAGGGGCAAAGCATAAACAGTGGATGTCAGATGCCAAAGATGCAGTTATCAAAGCCAGTATTGATCCCAATTCAACACCTGAGCAAATGAAGCAGGCTTGGTTAGAAATGGCCAGGACTATCATGAACGCTCAGATTGCAGAAGAATTTATGTCTCAGGGCCCAGCGGCAACCCCGGGGGTTCAACCACCAGTGACACTAGGGCCTCGTGGAGAAGTACTGATTGGCAAGCAGACAGCCAGGGTTAGTGACCCAGATCAACTGGAACAAATGAAAGCCATGAAAGCAGCCTTGGAGAAACTTGGCGTATGAAAACTTTGAAAACTTTACTGGAAGGTGGCAACGTTTTCAAAGACGCTCAAGGACAACCACTCACACAAAGAATTAATCAAGCCGACGTACCTGGCACCATACAGTGGGTCGAAGCCTTGACTGGTATTGACTTCAGCTCAGACGTAGATGATCAAGGCCAATCTGTGCGTTGGTTAGGCAGCACTGGTAAAAAAGCATCATCGGGAGACCTTGATTTGGCTGTGGACAGCAACCAAGTCAGCAAACAACAGTTGACCACATTGCTTACACAGTGGGCCCAACGCAACAAGCTTGATCCAAGACAGTATGTTGCTTCCAAAGGCGAAGTACACCTGCGCACCCCAATCAACGGCGATCCTTCGCAAGGATTTGTGCAGACTGATTTTATGTTTTTTCCTAACCTTGATTGGGGAACATTTTTCTATGCTGGTGGCGCCAATTCTGCTTACAAGGGCATGAACCGTAATGTGTTGATGAGTTCTATTGCCAAGCAACTGGGACTCAAAGTAGGTGCCAATGGTATGTTCAGCAGAGCCAACAATCAGTTGGTCAGCATGGATCCCAATCAAGTGGCCGAATACTTGCTGGGGCAAGGCGCCACCAAAGAAAATCTCAAAAACGTAGAAAACATATATGCAGCTTTGGCTAATGATCCTGATCGTGATGCCAAACTGGCAGACTTTAGAGAGTATCTACAGCGCGAAGGTTTGCAAGAACCCAATATGGCAGTCAAGGAACACTCAGATGTGCACTTCTTGGCCAAGCTACGAGACAGAATTGTAAACCAAGGCATGACACCGTTGATCGAGCAAGAGACTACCAATCCCTACAGGCTGTACGAAGCCGAAGCAGCCGGCGTCGGCGGCAGAGCCAAGGGCATTGAACACATTGAAGATTTAATATTTCGCAATGGTCGCAGAGGCGGAGAGCAAGCTCTAGAAATTGTAAGCCAAGCAGCCGAAGCACCACAAAAGACCACCAGCGTAAAGTGGGACGGCAAACCAGCGGTGATATTTGGACGCAAACCTGCCACTGGTGAGTTTGTGTTGACAGATGGATCCGGCTTTGAAGCCAAGGGATACGATGGTCTTGCCACTAGCCCTGAAATGATGGCTGACATTCAAAATCGTAGATCCGGCGAGCGAGGCGAACTCATACAGCTCTATGCTACATTATGGCCAGTGTTGGAAGCAGCCACACCAGAAAACTTTCGTGGTTATGTCAAAGGTGACTTGTTGTACATGGAAACTCCAGCTGTGGAGGCCGGTAACTATGTGTTCAAGCCCAACACTGTGCAGTATCGTATTCCAGCCAAATCAGCCCTAGGCCAAAAAATTGGCAACAGTCAAATTGGCATTGCCATGCACACCATGTATGCTGACCAAGGCGAAGCCAAGCAACCCTTGAGCCGCGTGAGTTTTAACGAAGTCCCTGGACTGTTGCTGATCACACCCATTTATGGCAAAAGCCTTGAGCTCAACAATGACAAAACAAAAGAAATAAAACAGATGTTGAGCACACATGGTGCTGCCATTGACATACTGTTCAACCCTGCTGAACTGCGAGCAGCACAGATCACTGACTTGGCCAAGCTGTGTGTGGACTACATCAACAAACGCATCAACCCTCAGTATGCAGGCTACACTGGCGATTTTTCTAACTTGGTAGGTGGCTTTGGGCAGTATTTGCAACAGACAGTGACACCCAAAAAGTTTGCTAACATTGTGGAATACCTCAAAAACCCCAGTACCAACCAACAAGCTTTGGCAGCGGCATTTACAATTTTTATCATGTTGCACAATCTCAAGTTGGACATTTTGAGCAGCTTGGATCTCAAGGACCCAGGACACGAAGGATGGGTCATGGCTACCCCAGCAGGCTACGGCAAAGCTGTGAATCGCTTTGATTTCACCGCTAGAAATCGTGCTCAAAATAACCCCCAACAGGCATAATTTTTACCAAAAGGCTAAATAAAAGCAGGTCCACCGAGACCACTAACTTTAAAGGAAATTTATCATGGCTTATATTACCCCCGTAAACGGTGATGCACAACCAGTATTTGCACTAGACGTACAAAACGGTCCTATCGCTGCTTCTACCAGCACCACTGGCGCTACTGCTACAGTTCAACCAGCTGGTCCCAAGCTTGACTTCGTTCGCTTTGTTGCTAACAACAGCATGGCTACTCAGTCTGGCGTTCAAGAATACGTTGCTAACGTTATTCAAGCTCTGCAACAAACTTGCACAGTGGCTATGTACCAAGTTGACACAACTGCTTTGTCAATTGCATACTACCCAACTGGCGCATTTGCTAACGCTGCTACAGCTTTGGCAGCTGCCAACATTACCTTCACTGGTTATCAGTTGGACAGCGCAACAGCTAACGGCTTCAAGTTGTCTGCTTAATTTTAGACTTGTTCTAAACAACCCTGGATGTAAAAAATCCAGGGTTTTTCTTTGTCGTTAAATATCACACGATGAAAGTAATGTGTGAAACCCTGTTTGATTGTTCAGCCACTGGTGTAACTGGTAATTTCAGGGTGTCACAAATTCCCTTTAATGATCGGCACGGACAGTTGATTCAAAATCAAAATGACTGGAATCGCAGTAGAAATCAACAGCGAAATTTAGAAACCCTGTTGCAGGTAATTGGGTTGCGCACACAACCTGAAGAACTGTCGGCTCCACAGTGTGTAGATGGTCGCTGGCAGTTTACTTTTGAAGTTGCCAATGAAGATGCGTTTCATGTTGACGGGCACAGTGATCCGCATGCAGCCTTGTATAGAGACTGTGCAGGCGTGCCCATGGTAACTAATTTAAACGAACAAACTGATATTTTGCCCATGTTGTGCACACAAGGAGCTGATCAAAATATTTGGTTCCGTGCCATAAATAATTGATCATGCCAGATACTACAGACATCGAAAAGAAAAGCCTTGAAGCACACGTTGAGTTATGTGCTGAGCGATACAAAGCACTGGAACTGCAAATCAGCACAGTGCAAAAAGACATTGACGATGTAAAAATAGTGGTCAAAGAAGTGCATGAAATTGTGCATGACATGGCTGAAAAACGCAATAATCAACTGATTTCCTGGGGCCTGGGAATCATAACATTTTTAGCTGGCATAGTTGGCTGGCTGGTCACACACTACGTACTGAAATGACCCGAGAACAAAAACTAGAACGCTGGGCTGAAAAGCAAATAATAGAATCAATCCACAATCTCATAGTTGATGACGAACATGGAGGTTGGGTGGTGTTTGGTTGTTACCACTTGACCCAAGCTGACCATAGCTATGCAGTGTACAAATACACCAGCTTGGCTGGAACTTTCCACAGCAAACGCAGTGCTATCAGTTGGTGCGTGGCTGACAAAAATCATCAACTCAACTTGGCTTTTAACATCAAAAAACTGGATGCGCAAAAGAACTTGGTGGCAGCAGACATTGAATGCAGACGCAGTGTTGCCAGTCGCAGTCGCAATCCCCTGTTTCGCGAAACTGTTAGAACCAAGATTGAACCCAAGATCATATACTACAAGAGTATTTCGGCTGAACTTGAAAAATGTATAAATTCGGCTAAATATTTACAACTTAGAGGATTCTCAAATGAAATTGCAAGAACTGGCCGCGCCTAACCCTACCAAACAAATATCTCGTGTTTTCGAGAGCTATTTTGGCAAGCGTATAACTGTGGAATCGCTTAACCGCAAACAAACATCAGCAATGCTGGTCAAGGTACAGCAACTGATCCGTGAACATCAAGGCACCAGTGCACGCCATTACAGTGAGCGCAATCCTACCTATCTCAAACTAATGATGATGGAACAGGCTTTGTCCACTCGCCTGGCAGAGATGATGCCTCAGTCACCGGCATTGGCTGCTCCAGGACAGCCAGGTGCAGTTCCTCCCAAACCAGGACAACCAGCAGCCGGTACCGCCAAGCCAGTTGACCCCAAGCTCAAAATGGCCCAAGACAAGCTCAAAAAAGGCCAAACACTTAGTTCTGACGAACAACAGTTGGTCAACGCTAATGCAGCCGCTGTGGCTGAAAATCGTTTGCGCCGCGCATACCGCATGTTGAGAGAAAGCGAAGTGCAACAAGCTCAAGTGGTGTTGGCTGCTCAAGACATGGTTGACAAAATGCAAGGCATGTTAGAAGATGTGTCTGAACTGCAATTCAAAGAACTGCCTGCCTTGGTTGACTCTATCAAGAACCAAGTAGGTATTGATCAAGCCACACAATTCAATACCGATGCATCGGCCGCACTGTCAGGATTGATGCAAAATCTACAAGGCACCAAACAACAACTAGACGCCGCACTTGGCGTAGTGACTGGTCAAACACCTCCACCTGATGCTGGCATGGCCAGTATGGGTGCTGCTCCTGCTGCTCCGGTGCCACCCGAAGGTGCTGACGTAGCAGCCGGTGCCGAAGCCGGCGCA